GGTCCTGGGCACTTCCGTATTTGCCCTGCTAATAGCTATCACCGTGTTGAGCTTAAAGAAGGAACAGACTGCTGGACAATGTTCATGCCTGGTCCACAAAGGCGTGAATGGGGTTTTCTAGTCGACAATAAATGGATCCACAACGATACATACTTAACAGAAAAAGCAAATAATGTACACTAAAGAAAAAGAAGCAATGGACATTCTACAAGAAGAATGTGGAGAAGTTATTGTAGCAGTTAGCAAGATTAGCCGTTTCGGTTTAGATAATCTAAAGCCAGGTAAACCTAAAACTAACCGTGAACACCTAGAAGAAGAGCTCGGCGATTTATATGCCATGATTGAAATCTTACAAGAACTAGATGTTGTAAGTTGGACTAATATTGAAAAGGCTGCTGAAGCTAAACGAGAAAAACTTAAACAATGGTCAAATATTTTTACTGACTAAACTTAGTAATTTGTTGATCTGATCCATCTATACAAGATACCATAACGCATCTTTGGGGAGCAGTAGGTAGTGTAAAAGCCTCCTCCCATATATTACCAAATTGAGAAGTATTGCAATTGCTTCCACGAACCCAACCTGTATGAGAAATGTTTAATTTTTCAATACCTAGATTACATAATTGTCCTGTATAAGATGGGTTTGAATTTACCTTTTCTTCAAATCTTTCTGCAAAAGTAATTTCATGTTGATGCTTGTGTTCCTCCACTAGTTCTTCACCTTGCATGATTCTCAGTTGTTGATCTTCGTATAGATACATTCCAAAATTTTGATCAGCTTCTTTATATAAAATAGATTTAGAAATAACAACATTAAATTCAGATTCAATATCTAGTGCTCTTTTTAAATCTTCATTAAAATGATCCGGTCTCATAGGAACAGATATATCAATATGTTTTCCTGCTTTTTGAAATGCTTGAATAATAAATTTTATAAGATTAGGGTTTTGCCAATAATGATACGACAAATGTAAATTATCAATATGTGGTTCTATAGCCCACCAGTCCAACCAAAGTTTTCCACCATTAGTAGTGAGATCAATATTCCCGCCACGCTCTTTGCATAACTTCAACATCATAGGAAAATCAAACATATCTAATGGCTCTCCCCCGTTAAATGTCCAATCAATAGTTCTACCCAATGAGTCATAATGATCAATTAATTTTTGAGTTACTTTCATGTAATCAAGTATTCCCCTTGGTTGTTCCCCTCCTCGTAAACGGGTTGGACAATAACTGCATTCTGATGTACAGTAATCGTGAAGCATCCAATTAATGGTTGTTTTTAAATTGCTCATTTGTTACCTTATGTTGTTGACAAACCTAAATAAAAGTGTATAATATATTTAAGTACTTCCTAGGAACAATAAATGAGCAAAATTAAAGTATCAGAATTATTCTATTCAATTCAAGGTGAAGGGCGCTTTATGGGTGTGCCTTCCGTTTTTCTACGCACATATGGCTGTAACTTTACCTGTCAAGGGTTTGGTATGCCTAGAGGCGAACTAAGTCACGAAGCAACAGACATTGCGGCTACTCATACAATGATTGAGGCTTTTACAGAATATAAAGCATTGCCACTAGTGTCAACTGGTTGTGATAGTTACGCTAGTTGGCACCCTGCTTTTAAAGATCTAAGTCCAATGGTCGAAGTTGAAGGACTTGCTAAAGATATTGTAGCAACGTTGCCTTTTGGTGCATGGAGAGAAGAGCATCTAGTTATTACAGGTGGCGAACCGTTGCTAGGCTGGCAAAAGGCTTACCCAGATTTGTTAGAGCAACCAGAGATGCGTGGATGCAAGGAAATTACATTTGAAACAAATGGTACAATGCGTCTTACAGAAAAGTTTAAAGAATATTTGTCCGTGCGTAGCGGACACACAGAGTTTACATTTAGTGTAAGTGCTAAACTTCCGGCAGCTGGCGAGCCTTGGAAGGATGCTATCAAACCTAAAGTTGTTGTTGACTACGAAAACTACGGTTATGTGTATTTGAAGTTTGTAGTAGCTACAGAAGAAGATGTTGCAGACGCATTAAAAGCCACACAAGAATATAGAGATGCCGGATTACAAGGTCCTGTATATTTAATGCCCGTTGGTGGTGTAGAGAGTGTCTACGCTCTAAATAATAAAGCAGTAGCATTAGCGGCTATGAAACACGGACTTCGCTACAGTGATAGATTGCAGGTTCCGCTGTTTAAAAACGAATGGGGTACATAATATGAACAAGTTTATTAAAAAATTATTTGGCATTGATAAAATCGAAGCTGAGACAGAAGAAGCTATTCGTCAGAAAGTTGCGGCTCAGTTATCGGCGGAGAAAGCAGTTGAAGCAGAACGCATGGCTAAGTTAACTCCAAAACAAATTGCCACAGAAAAGAAAGAACCTTGGGTAGCTGTATTAGATACTCATGTAAACAAAGATAACATTAAGAATGGTTTTTTCGAACTTGACTGGAATGAGTATTTTGTGTTACAATTAAAAGAAGCAGGCTACAAAGGTGATACAGAAGAAATGATCGTTGACTCATGGTTTGGTGAACTATGTAGAAATGTAGGCGGTGAATCGGGCATTAATATGAATCAGCGTACAGCAGGTTATATTAATGTGAACAATTTAGGTGATGGTAGAACAGAGGTTTCTTAATGTCTAAGACATATATTTTAGTAGATACAGCAAACACATTTTTTAGAGCACGACATGTAGTTCGTGGAAGTCTAGAAGATAAAGTAGGCATGAGTATTCATACTGTTTTAGGCAGTGTCCGTAAGGCATGGCGTGACTTTAACGGTGACCATGTTATCTTCTTCTTGGAGGGGCGTAGCTGGCGCAAGGACTTTTATGCTCCTTACAAGCGTCAGCGCACAGAAGCTCGTGCGGCACAGAGTCCAAGAGAAGCAGAAGAAGATCGTGTGTTTTGGGAAACATTTGATCAGTTCAAGGACTTTGTTATTAATAAAACAAATACCACAGTTTTACAGAATCCACAGTTAGAAGCAGATGATTTAATTGCTGGTTGGATTCAAAGCCATCCAAAAGACAATCACATTATTATTTCAACAGACGGAGATTTTGCACAGCTTATTGCTCCGAACGTAAAACAATATAACGGTGTAATGCAGATTACAACCACACATGAAGGATACTTTGATGAAAAGGGTAAGCCTGTTAAAGATAAGAAAACTGGTGAAGCAAAAGGCGCACCGGACCCTACATGGTTACTCTTTGAGAAGTGTATGCGTGGCGACACCTCCGACAACATCTTCTCTGCTTATCCGGGAGTACGTGAGAAGGGGACAAAGAATAAGGTTGGTCTCCGTGACGCCTTTGCCGATCGAGATTCCAAAGGCTATAATTGGAACAACATGATGCTCCAAAAGTGGTCAGACCATGAAGGTGTCGAACATCGGGTTCTAGACGATTACAATCGGAATGTACAGTTGTGCGATCTAACAGCACAGCCTGATAATATTAAAACTATAATTAAAGAAACCATCGATACTGCAACTACCGCAGAGAAAAATATTCCACAAGTTGGAATTCGTTTGTTAAAATTCTGTGCAGAGTTTGACTTGCAAAAAATTAGTGAACAAGTACAAAGTTATGCGGACCCACTTAATGCAAGGTACGTAGCATGAACTTTATATCAAAAGTAGTAATTCCAAACAAGGAATGGATCATAGAAGATCATGGGCAAAAGATAGGTTCAGTAGCAAAACTAAAAAAAGGTTATGAATTTTTTAGACGTGGGCAAAAGATCAATTTTAAAGATCTTAAAGCACTTACTGATGAGTTTGGTGTAACCCTTGCCGAAGGTAAGAAAATTCATAATTTTGAAATAGAGCCTGTCAGTTACAAAATCTACGAATTCCCTTGTAGCTCAAAACCTTTTGAAGCTGTCTACAATGTTAAAAAGAAACTACCCCTGTTTGCTAAGAGCGCCAAAAGTAAGAGTCAATATTGTGCAGGATACTATGTAATTAAATTCCGCAAAGGTTGGGTTAAGAGTTTTTGTCCTAAACTAATTACACTAGAACGGTATCCATTTCACGGCCCTTACAAAACAGAGATCGAAATGAAGGCCATGCTTAATACTGTTAACAAAATATGAAACAACTTAATACATTACCCATCGAAGACTTCTTAGAAAAGACTAGAATTGCTATCAAAAGTAATCAAAAAAACCTAACTTTAACTATAAAAGAAGCCACAGATTTACAGAACAGTCTTAGTATTGCAATGACAAGACTGAGCGGAAACTTAGATCAAATGCTGTCAGAAAATCAATTTCCAGACAAGATTGAGATAAAAGTAGACGGTGGTAAATTCTAAAACCTGCTAAATATATACGCACTTTTCGGAGATACGTATATTATGAGCAGGCCAAAACCTAAAGTTTTGTTAGAAATTACTAATAAAAAATCCTATAAAACTGATCAAGTTTTAGAGTCTGAAGCCATTTGGGC